GCCCCTTGTTGAAATTTGGTAGCGTTAACCTTTACCTGAATCTCAACATCAGAATGCATCCACCTCCAGTTTCTGAGCTTGTCTCTTATAAAGCCATCATTGGCATTTATAATATCATTAGGAAAATCTAATGATATGAGAGGTTTGTAGTTTGCTACGGTCACGGCGTCAGGCGTGATCTGCATAGCTGCGTCAGCTGTCGTCCATTCGGACGAACTAATCATCTGCATTCGGTTGCAGATGCTTTGGAGGCACGCATCGGCCTCAGAACCCATATAGGGTTTTACGCTATTACCGTAAATAACTTTCTCATTACTAGCATCCTCGATGTGTTGATACCTAGTAGAATTATGAGAAACAGATATAGTCTCACTCGCTTGTATGGTTGTACTCATGTTTACTATGTTTGCATATAAATTGAAGTGTTACATTTCTATGTTATTGGAACGTTTTTACGTTGGGTGTGTGTTATTACACGTTGCTCAGCCTAAAAGTCTGGGCAATTCGTCACTAAGCCTATTTGCATTAGCGCGGTCAAATGTCGGTACACAAGTTGCCGGCAAGTCTGATTTTATACAGACTCTAGCAATCTTGTCTCTGAATTTGTTGTAACTATCTCTGCCTTTTCTAGACTCCTCTCTACAGGCGGTTTCTATGTTAATTTGAGTGAAATAAACTATGTCTTCATTTCTTACCCAATGTAACATCTTCTCAATAGATTCATCTCTCAGATGACCCGACATGTTGCGCCCCAAAAATACAAGATTTTCAAAAGGTATAGTATCTAGAACCTCGTCATCTTTATGAGCGGGGGTCCATACCATACCGATTTCCTTCATCTTCTCTTGTATCAATGTGGGCTTGAAAAGTTCCTTCACTCTACTGGAAACGGACCAGATGTGATCATCTCCTCCGACTATAGCCCCCACATGATCATTAAAATCATATCCAGGAGCTAAGAGTTTGAAACAATATCTCAATTTGACCAAATTGTCCAAATTGTTTTTCAGGGCTGTTCCAGGCCAGCCTGATGGATTGCCCCCGGGCGACTGTATCATGTTACCTCTGTACTTGAACAGAGGTCTGTTACTAGCCTCCCACAGGCATCTCCTAAC